CAATCAATCGAAGTGTTGCGCTATGAATTGCGTGAGTGCCACGACCGCATCCGCGCCGCCACGGCGCGTGGCCTGCTGACATGGGAAGACGACAACCCCAAGATCGAGCCGCTGCCCAGCTTGAAGCCTGCGCCCGATCCCGACGCCGATGCCGAATGAACGCCGATGGCTGGACCTGCGCATGGGGTTGCCGCGCCCCGACCGCCGCCCGATTTACGAGTGGGCACATGATGCCATAGCGGAATTGCCTAGCGCCTACGCCATCCGTGGCCGGTTTGATGTGCGCAACTCACCCTGGCTGCGCGCCCCGTTCGACAGCATGATTGACCCGATGGTGAGGCGCACCACGGTGAGCAAGGCCATCCAATCGGGCGGCACGCTGTTGGCCGAAATCACCTGCGCCTATCGCATCGTGAACGATCCCGGCCCCACGACGTTCACCTGCCAGTCCGACGAGATGGCGACGACCGAAGGCAAGACGCGCATGTTCCCCTTGTTTGAGAGCGTGGAAGCCATTCGCCGCATCCTACCGCGCCCCGGTCCGCTGCGCACGCAGACCGAGATCTTTTTTCCCGGTGGTCTGTTCTTTATATTAAACTCGGCCAACCTCTCCCACCAGCAGTCTCAATCGGTGCGGTGGAAATGCAACGACGAAATTTGGATGCCGCGCTGGGCCGATGTTTATGAAGACGCCTGCAAACGCGTGACCGCTTTCGAGCAGCAAGGCACCTCGCACATCCTCGACATCTCACAAGGCGGAATCGCGGGCGACGTGGCCCAGCGGTCTTTTGACAACGGGAGCCAAGAGGAGTGGTCGGCCAACTGCGACGGGTGCGGTAAATCGATGCCGCTGCACTTCCGGCAAATGATGGTATCCGACGAAACAATCCGCGCCGGGGTGGTCTGGAACAAGGACGCCAACCGCGACGACGGCACGATTGACGAGGTGCGGGCGGCAGAGACGGCCCGCTTCGTGTGCCCCCATTGTGGCCACGAGCACGCCGACACCGACCAGACCCGCGCCGGGTGGCGGCAGTCAGGGCACTACGTGTCGAAGCGCGAGAACCCGCCGCGCCATTGGAAGAGCTACCACTGGGAGGCGATGGTCGCCCACCCGCTGCATCTGCTGGCCGCAGAGTTTGCGCAGGCGGAGAACCATTTTGGCAAATACCGCGACGACACGCCGCGCCAGAAGTTCGTCCAAAAACGCGAGGCCCGCTCGTGGGTGGTGGAGCGCGAGGCTATTGACCTGTTTTCCGTTGACCCCGTCGCCCCGCAATACACGACGACCACTTACCAGACCGACAAAGTTCCCGGCGAGATCATGCGCGTGATGACGGTGGACCGGCAGCAGTCGCACTTCTGGTGCGAGATCCGCGCATGGACGGCGGAGCCTGCAAGTTGGCAACTGTTTTTCGGGCGCGTCGATACCGTGGACGGGCTGCGGCTGATCCAAGCGCAATACCAGATCCCCGACGCCTGCGTGGCGCAGGATCGCCGGTATCAGCCGGCACAGGTTGACGCCGAGTGCGTGCGCTTTGGCTGGCGCGGCCTGATGGGTTACCCGCGCAAAACGTGGACCCTGCGCAGCGACACGACGGGCGCGTTGGAGAATTACCCGCATTCCGATCCCAAGTTTGCCAGCGTGGGCGGCGGCTACTCGGCCCCGTATTACGAGTTCTCATCTTTTCACGCCAAGGACATCGTCGCCGCTGCCGCCACCGGGAAAAGTTTCAAGTGGCACCAGCCGGTTGACCGTAACCCGCTTTACGCCGAGCACCTCGCCGCCGAGGAGAAGCGCGAAACCCGCCCCGGCGTTTACGAGTGGAAAGAAGTGAGGCAGGATAACAACCACGGTTTCGATACGTCGGCCATGCAGGTGGTCGTCGCCATCGTGGCCGGTTTGGTGCGCTGTAAGCTGGACTAATCGCGGCGGCTTTTGACGACGCGGCGGATTGCGTGAGCAAGCCCGCTGCCTCCCTTTTCACTTTCGCCGCCGATTCCACCACGCGCATCGACGCGGAGGCTGGCATCATTCGCGGCGTGGCCGTGATCACGGCGGGGCCGGCGCTCGGGCACTACGACTGGTCGGCGGAAACGCCGCTGCCGCTATTTGCCGACGCCTCCACGCTCTCGGGCGTGATGGAGTGCGCCAAGGGTTACGCGGGCGGGCTAAAGGTTAAATTTGATCATGGCTCGGGCGTGGGCGACATCGTGGGGCGGCTGACCGACTTCCGCATCGACGGCAACGTGCTCCGCGCCGACTTCCACGCCCTCGCCGCTTCGCCCCATCGCGCCTATCTTTTCGAGATTGCCGCGACCATCCCCGAATCATTCGGGCTGTCTATATCATTTTCCGGCAAACCTGAGCGCGGCGACGACCGCGCCTTTGCCCGCTGCTCCGAAATCTACAGCGCCGACTTTGTAGATGAGCCAGCGGCCAACCCGACCGGCCTCTTTCAGCGGGGCGAGGCGCAAGCCGACCCCGCTAAACTCAAACCCAAATCCCGTTTACAAGTGGAAGACGAACAGAAGAAAGATCCTATCGCGGACCTCGCCGCCTCCGTCGCTTCCCTCCTGTCGCGCATCGACGCCCTTGAAGCCAAGGGCGCGCAAGCCGCGCTGGAGGAAAAGCCCGAAGAAACCGACGAAGAGAAGCTCAACGCCGTAGCCGAGAAAGCTGCGCTCGCCGCCCTCAAAACCTATACCACGCAGTTTGGTGCGCCCCCCGTCAAGGTGTCGCATGAAGCCCAGCGCGAAGACAAAGCCGAGAAGAAATTCGAGGCCATCGTCGCCGCCAAGGCCGTGGAACTGAAGTCCAAAGCCCAGGCTATCGCGTGGGCTGTAGTCAATCACCCCGCCGAGCACAAGGCCTACCTTGGCCGACTGTCGACCGGCGAAATCATCACCCTCTAATTATCTAAACCATGTCCACGCAGACTAATGGTGCGGCGTCTTTCCTCGCCAACACCGCCCTCTCCGCCTTCCGCGCGGTTGCCATTTCGAGCAACCGTGGCGTGGGGCTCGCGCCTAATAACAAACTCCCGATTGGGTTTACCCAACAGGACGCCGCCGCCGACGCCTTTGTCGCGGTTAAATTCTTCAGCGGTCCCGGCACCCAAAAGTGTTCCGTTACCGCCACGCCCATCACGATTGGCGACACGCTGTACGCTGGGGCCGACGGACGCCTGTCCGTCACCGGCACCGTCACGGTCGGTCGCGCCCTCGAAAGCGCCGGCACTAACGGCGCGATCATCGAGGTCGAGCCCGTCACCAAGATCGCCTAACCCTTAAAATCACCCACCATGTTTTCCACTAATGGAGCAGTTTTCCGCGCCGATATCTCGGGCGTGGTCGTTGAGTCCGGCACTTGGGAAGAGAACCTGATCGGCACGCGCGTCGCGCCGGTTGTGAATGTTCCCACCAAGGACGGCCAGTACCCTAAATTCAAGCTTGGCACGGGCAACCTGCTGAAGCGTGAAGCTAATATGCGCCGTGCGCCCGGTTCGCACTACGCCCGTGGCTCGCTCGCTTATGAGCAAGACACGTTCGCCACCGTTGAGTTTGGCTTTGAATTGCCGGTTGATAACGTTGACCGCGCCGACACGGCCCGGTTCTTCGACGCCGCTGTCATCACCGCCCAACAGGCAAAGCGTAAGATCCTGCTCGACCACGAAATCCGCGCCGCCGCGATGACGTTCTCGACTGCCAACTACGGCAGCGCCACCAACTCGGGAACCGCTTATACTATTGCCAATATTGCGACCTTCGACGCCGCGCTCGACATCGACGCCGCCAAGGGCCGCTTGCTGGGCAAGGGCGAGAGCGATCAAGCCCTGTCGGTTGCGATGAGCCATGACGTGTTCATCCGCCTCCGCGCCTCCACCAAGATGCAGAACCGCTTGCGCGGTATCGGCGTGGCGTCCGACACTATCCTGGGTGTCGATGCTTCCGCCATGGCTGAGGCGCTCGGCGTCAAGGAAGTGCTCGTCGGGAAGAACTACTACGACACCGCCGCCGAAGGGCTGGCGTTCGCGTCCGGTGCGATCTGGAACAACACCTACCTGTGGGTCGGTCGCTTGGGTTCCGCCGGCACGCCCGCCTCGATGCTCAACGGTGGCGCGCAATACACGCTCAACTGGAGCGCCTACGGCCCGGTGCTGTCCGTGTTCGAATATGATGAACCTCAGTCCAACAGCACGATCATCCGTGCCTCGCAGCACGTCGTGGAGAAGGTCGTCAACCCGAACGCGGGTACGTTGATTGCCACGCAATACAGTTAACCAACCCACACTTTGACGACCCGCGCAGGGTTGATCATTGTGTTGTTGTTGTTGTCCACCCGCCCTCATTAATTTGGGGGCGGGTTTTTTATTGAACTCTCAAAAGCGCCGTTGCGCCCTAGTGGCATGGACACACCGCGCACGGAAAACGAGCCGCGCATTTCGCTTTGCGTCATCGCCGGGAATGAGGCGCAGCACATCGAGCGCATGCTGCGATCCTTCGCGCCGATCTTTGATCACCTGTCGCTCTGTATCGCGCTGGGCAACCAAGAGCCCGACGACACCCGCTTTATCGCCAAGCGCGTTTGCGCCGAGTTAGAGAAGACGTTTCAGGCCGAGGATTATTACAACGCGCCCGCCGCCGCCACATGGCCGCATGTCGATGATTTTGCGGCGGCTCGCAATCAGGCTTTTGAGCAATGTGTTTCCGACTGCCATTGGATGTTCTGGGCCGATTGCGACGATGTGTTCCGTGGCGATCCTGCGGCATTCCGCGCCCTCACGCGGGGCGATCCCTGCACCTCGTGGTGCTTCCCCTACGATGTCCCGGCGGCGGGCAAAATCGCCATCCGCGAACGCCTGATCTCGCTCGGCACATGGATTGACGGCGCACGCTGGGTCGGCGCGGTGCACGAGAACCTCGCCATGCCCACCGGCACCGCCCGCCAGACGAGCCAGGCTTGCGCGTGGGTCCACGCCCCGCTGGGCGACAAGACCAAGGACGGACGCCGCAACCTGCGCATCCTCACCCGCAACGTCACCGAATCACCCACCAGCTTCTTTTACATCGCGCAGGAATACGCCGTAGCGAAAAACCGGCCCAACCTGCGCCGGTTTGGTGAGATCTTTCTAGCGATGCCGGGAGGGGAAAGGTCCATGCGCTACCAGATGCACCTCTACCTCGCCGACATTGCCGACACCCACGAGGAGCGGTCGCGCCACGCGCTCGCCGCGTATTGGGTTTTCCCCTACCGCGAGGCGTTGGCTGCGCTGGTGCGCTTCTCCATGGAGGAGGACGACGCGGTCAAGGCGCTGCATTGGGCGCGGCTGTTGGTATCAACGCCCACCCCCACGCCAACCGAGTGGTTTCATGAGCCGCGCTGGTATGGCTGGGCGGGCGAGGATCTGCATGTGCGGGCACTGCGCATGTCCGGCGACCCGGTGATGGCGGAGGCGCAGGCAATCACGTACCGCACGATGGCGAAACAGCACCGCCGCCGCGTGATCGTCGCCGCCTATACACTGCCGGCTGATGACGCCGCCGCCGCCATGCGCCTGCGCGAAACGTGGCTCTCTATCGCCACGATGCCCCGCTGCGTAGAGTGGGTTTTTGTTTTGCCTGCCGACAGTCCCGCCCGCCGCTGGCTGCGCGGTTTTGTTTGCGCCACCGAAACGCCGCGAGGGGCGCGGGATCTCACCCACGCCACCCCCCAAGAAGGATGGGACACCAAATGAGAATATCATTGCTGCACGCCACGCGGGGCGAACCCACCCGCGCCAACGCCACCCGCGTCACTTGGCTGGACCGGGCCGAAGAGCCGCACCTGATCCAGCACATCTGGGCGGTGCAGGAGGGCGACCAATCCGCCGCCGATCTTTGCGCCGATTCCGAGTTGGTGAAGACCGACGACCCGCCCGACTGGGCCAGCTCATCGGTCGCCAATTGGAACGCCGCCGCCGCCCTCGCCACGGGCGATTTGCTCATCGTCATTGCCGACGACCTTTCGCCGCCCCTCGCATGGGATTATATATTGCGCCGCGCCATCATCGACCCGTCGAAAGAGTTTGCCGTGTTCGTGGCCGACCAACTCGCCAACGACGGGCTGCTGCGCCACCCGATCTTGTCGCGTGGCTTGTATTCGCGCCGTGGATACGTGTTTGACCCCGACTATTACGGCGTGTTTTGCGACAACGATTTGACCGTCTGGTGCGATGTTAACGAGGTGCCCGTCATGCGCCTGCGCCCCGAGGTTCTGCGCTGGTTCCACGATCATGATATGGTGGCGGCAGTGACCGCGCAGCAAAACCGCGCCGAGGCTTACAAATACGGCGAGACGATCTTCCGCCGCAAATGGGCCGCGATGATCCCGCGCCGGGTCACCGAAACGCATTCGGTGTGGATCGGGCGCAACCTCTCCCGCATGGAGCGGCTTTGCCTCACGCTGCTGGTGCGGCACGATCACAACCCGACGCTGTGGGTGCAGCGGGATCTGTTCGAGGACTACGACGGCTTGCCCGACGGCGTCAATGTGCTCTTCGTGCCCGACGCCTACCTGCCGCCGGTTCCCTTTCGCGGCATCCCGCACCCCACGATCCCGAACGGCGGGCACGGGTCTTTCGCGCAATGGTCCGACTGGTTCGCGGTCTATATTCTCTCCGTGCGCCCCGGTGCGCTCTGGTGCCAGCTCGACATCGCGGCCATCGAGCCGATCTACGCGTGCGAGAACACGTTTACCACCTTCTCGGGCGGGATCAGTGTTTGCGCGTTCACGCTTCGCCGTGATCTCGCGTGGCAATGCCATGAAGCGATGGCGTCCATGGTGCATTCCGGCATGGTCGGGCTGGATTGGCACGACACGATGAGGCTGGTAGAAAATGTCGTAGCCGAGGCGGGCGTGCTGACAACGAGCTTCGCCGGCTACTACGACTGCGGCGGGCGGAAATTCAGCCCGTTCAACCTGCCGCTTGATCCCGACAATATCCCGAAGCTCATCCATTGGAGCAACGCCACGCACGGTTATAGCAAAAACGACCCGATCCCCGGCACCCTGTATGCCAAGCTAGTGCAAACCTACTTGTGAAAACAGACCCGGCCTCGAACACGCAGAAGGTGGACGCTTACAGCTACCAAGATGAAAGGCGTAAGTGGGCAAAATGGGTCCAACAAGCCCCAGCCTGCTTGTCTTGTCGGGCATTAGCGGCCTTGTATTATAACGGAATCGCCGCAAATCCAAGCAGTATCGCAAGGGCTGTTGATGCCGGCAGGTTAAAATATAAAGGCGATGACAAATTAATCAACTACGGCTTAAACACACACAACGAACTTCTTAGATTTGCTGGACTGCCTGAGGAAAAAATCGGATCGTGGAAATACGATCCGCACACAGGAAAAAAGCTTTAGTTTCTAAAAAGCACTTTTAGACGACCCGCGCTAGAGCGTGGGCGACTTTGACACGACACTCCTAGAAACAGACTGGCAGGGCATCGCGGGCACGGGCGGCAGCGGCGGCGGGCTCGCGTTCCAATTTGCCGGCGTCACCGCGACCGGCATCTGGGCTGCGCGTTTTTCGCAGTTGGAGAGCTACGAGGAGCAGATCCGCAACGAGCGGAAGTTTACGATCTTCACCACGTTCTCTGAACTGGTGACGACCCCCGCCGTGCGCATGACGATAGCACGGGCGGGCGTCACCTATTTCATCGAAGCCATCCGCAACGACGCGGAGCTGGTCGGCGTGGAGTTGGATGTTCGGCAGGTGTTTTAACGCCGTGCAACTCCGCGTTAATTTCGACACCCAGCGGCTGAACGACGCGCTGCACAACCTCGCCCGCGAGGCCCGCGTGGCCCCCGGCGTCGTGATGAAGCAAGAGGCCAAGCAGATCGTGGAGGCGGTTATGAAGCTCACGCCGCCTGCCACCTATGCGCAGGGCCGCGCCGCCGTGGCGCGGGATCTCGGCAAGGTCTTCACCACCCTGCCGGCCATCCAGTCGAAAATCAAAAACCTCTCTTTTCAGGGCAAGGCTCAGTTTCAGGCTGCGCTTACCCGCGCCGCCAAAAGCGGCGACGAGGAGGCTGTGCGTAATATGCTCACGCAACAGATACAGGGCGCGGTATCGGTCAACGTGAAGCCCCACCAGCGCAACGGCGTGGCGGTTCCCGGCTATACGCAGACGCGCCGAGTCACGGGGCCGGTGCTGCCAGGCATTACCGGCAGCACCCAAGTGGGCGGATCACTCAACCCCAACCTGCACACCGCCCGCCGCAATAATCGCGGCAAAGTGGCGGGCGGCGACGTGGCACAAATCACCATGCAGTTAAAGGAATTGAACGACTACCGCAAGGCCGTCCTTTCCCGCGTGAGTTGGGCGATGGCTGGCTGGCTGCTACTCGCCCGACAAGTCAGCGCAAAAGTGCCGCAATGGGTTAATAAAACCCGGCTTGAAACGGTATCCGGTACAGCCACAACCAATTTTGCCGCCAAGCCTTTTGTGCGGGCGGTGAATCTCGACGTAAAGATTCCCGGCTATCAGCGCGTTATCAACACCGTGATCGCCACCCGCATCCGCGTGGCCGGCAAAAAGATCGAGGCGCTGATTAAAGGCCGCGCCGTGAACCTTGGCTTTATGCGCGTAAGCGCCCGCTGACTATGAGCACCCGCAAAAGCATCCGCGACAATATCGTCACCCGCCTTAAAGCCGCCGCCGCCGTTGCTGCCATCGTGGGCACCCGCGTCGAGGTCGGGCGCGGCAACGTGACCGACAGCAGCACCTGGCCGCGCATCTACCTTTACACCGAACGCGAAGAGATCGTAAACGACACGCTCTCCGTTTCCCGCCAGCAGCACCGCCGGATGACGCTGGTGGTGGATTGCTACCGCAAACAAGGCGCGGGGCTGCTGGACGATGAGTTGGACACCGCCGCCGACGCCATCGGGGCCGCGATCACCGCCGATACAACCTGCGGCGGGTTCTGCGCGGACGCCCTTTTGACGACCGTCGATTACGTGATGGACGGCACCGAAGAAGTTAAATTCGGCGTCGTTCGCCTCACTTTCGTAATCACCTACTTCACCCGCGAATCATAAACGACCATGGCCACCGTATTAGGCAAAGCCGGCTATCTCCGCATTTCCGCCCTGACTGTTTTGCAGCTTCGCGGTTACACGCTCAACCACACCGCCGACACCGTCGAAGACACGGTGATCGGTGACGACTACAAGACCCGCCTCTCGACGCTCAAAGACTGGCGCGTTTCGGGTGATCTCTATTTCGACATTGCCGACACCGGCGCCAATGCGCTCACGATTGGCGACACCGTGACGGTGGACCTTTACCCGATGGGCATCGCCACGGCCAGCCGCTACTACCAAGGGCGCGCCATCATCACCAGCTTCGACGCCAATGCCCGTCACGACGGGATGGTTGAGGTTCCGTTCTCCGCCGAGGGCACGGGTGCCATCTCCACGCTGACCGTCTAACGGTCCCGCGCCGGACGGTATCCGGTCGCCAACTACACACACCATGTCAGACGCCATCGCACGCGTGCGCGCCCATTTCGACTCGCTCGCGCCCAAGGTCATCCTCGTCCCCGAGTGGGACAACTTGGAAATCCACGCCTCGCCAGTCACGATTGCCGAGCGTGGGCGCATCTACGGCAAGGCCGATGCCGACGAGCACGAGATGGTCTGCCGCATCCTGCTAGTCAAGGCCAAGGACAAGGACGGAAAGCCGCTCTTTACGCAGGCCGATCTGCCCGCGCTGCTCCATCACTCCGATCCTGCCGTGGTGGTGCGCATCGCCGGTGAAATCATGTCGGGCAAATCCCCCGACGCCGTCGAGGTGGGAAACTGATCAAGTCCGATGAGGGCGCGGACATCCTGATCATGTACGCCCTTGCTGACCGACTGGGAAAAACGGTCACGGAATTGCTCAACACGATGCCCGCGTGGGAGCGGGAGGGCTGGCTGGCCTACCTTAAACGGGAGGCGGATTTTAGACGAGCGGAGCAACGATAGAAACCATGTCCGCCGACGCCACCATCAACCTAAACGCGGTCGATAACACCCGAGCCGCGTTTCTATCCGTTAAGCGGAATATGAATGAGGTTGGCCAGAGCCTGCAATTTAGCGAACGAGGCGCGTTCATGCTAATGCGGAGGTTTGTCGGTTTTACCGCAGTCGCCGGGACGGTCGCCAGCGCGTTTCAAGACGTATGGACGAACGCTGAAAAAATCAGCGGCCTGGATCCGATTGTCGCCGGGACTATTATTCAGCTTCGCAATGCCGCTAAAGAAGGAAACTTCTTTACCAACGCATTAAAAGAGATGGCGGCGGTGGGGATCTGGGGCGTTTCAGAGCTAAAAAATCAGCTTTCCGACCTCGTTGATGTGATGCGTGGGCAGGCGACCATGGAGGAAGCCAATCAACGCGCAATTCAACGGGGCGAGGATGCATTGGCTGCACTAAACGCAGAAAGGGAAAAAGCGTTAAAGCCGATCAAGGATCAAATGATGTTAGAGCTCACGCAGGGGAGGCATATGCTGATGACCCGCCGCGAGCTAATGGATGAGCACCTCGCTAATATGGCGGCGGCAAGTGAACGCGCTGATGCGCTGCGGGCAGAAGGCAAGGAGATGGAGGCGCTTGTCGCCACGCTGGAATCTTACCGGGCGTCTAATAATGCGACGAGGGAAGAAATTGCGATCCGGCGCGAAGAGTCTATAAAAGCGGCCCGCGAAGAGGATCTGCGCGCCCGTTCTGCGCGTGAAGCCGGCAAGATCCTGGCCAACGGTTTTGAGGACGCCGTGTTCAGCGGAGAGAAACTGTCAAAAGTTATATCTCAGCTCGGAAAGGACATCATGCGAATGATGTTCCGCAATATGATCACCACCCCGCTGGCCAATGCGCTGACGGGCGGGATCAAGTCAATCTTTGGCTTTGCCGATGGTGGCATGCCGCCCACCAACCGCCCCTCAATTGTTGGCGAGCGCGGCCCCGAGTTGTTTGTTCCCGGCACCAGCGGGCGCATCGTGCCAAACCACCAACTCAGCGGCGGGGGCGGGGGTGGCAACGTGTACAACATCGACGCCCGTGGTGCCGACCAAACCGGGCTGGCGCGGCTGGAAAACATGATCCGCGAAACCCGCGCCAGTATCCGCCCCATCGCGCTCTCGTCCGTAGCCAACGCCCGCGCCCGTGGCGGCTTCGCATAACCCGCCATGGCTATATCATTCCCGATCACACTGCCCACCGCGCAGGGCTTCACGCGGGTCACGATTGCGCCCCGCTCTGCCGTGGCCATCAACACCTCGCCCTTCACCGGGCAGCAGCAGGTGTATCAACACCCGCTCCAGATGCTCACGGCGTCAATCGAGTTGCCGCCGATGGGTCGCGCCGATGCCGCCACGTTTATCGCCGCCCTGATCTCATTACAAGGCGCGGCGGGCACGTTCATTTTTGGAGATCCAGCGTGGACCTCCCCGCGTGGGATCGGCACCGGCACGCCGCTGATCAACGGGGCGGGTCAGACCGGCACCACGCTCAACACGGACGGATGGACCAACAGCCAGACCAACATCCTGCGGGCAGGCGATTGGATCCAGGTTGGCACCGGTTCCACGCGGCAACTCTGCATGGTGCTCGTGGATGCCAACAGCAACGGCGCAGGCGAGGCCGTGCTAGAGTTATTCCCCCGCATCCGCACCGCCTACGCCGACAACGTGGCCATCACCACGACGAACCCCAAGGGCGTCTGGCGGCTGGCAGGCGAAACCTCGTTCGTGCAAGATGTCGGCGCGATCACGCGGGGCATCGTGGTCAACGCAATGGAGGCGTTCTAATATGAGCCGCGACCTTACCGCCGCCGTCATCGCCGCCGCCACCAACCCCAATGTGCGGCCTGCGTTTTTCGCCTTTCTCGACCTCGACAGCGGGCCGGTGCGCGTGTGGACCGGCTACGGCAATTTTGTGCTGGATGGCGACACCTACGCCGGCGTCGGCACGTTTGGTAATATCTCGCCCATCAGCGAATCAACCGGCGTCCGTGCCAACGGCATTGAATTGAGCCTGTCGGGCATCCCGGCCGAGGTGGTGTCGCTGGTATTGTCGGAGCCCTACCGTGGCCGCCCCGTCTCGCTGAAAATGGCGGTGCTCGACGCCTCGCTGGCCGTGATCGCGGACGCCGTCGAAGTGTTCGCCGGTCGCATCGATACCATGTCGCTTAACGACAGCGGCGAAACCTCCGTCGTCACCATCGCCGCCGAGTCGCGCTTGATCGACTTGGAGCGCCCCCGCGAAACCCGTTACACCGACGAGGAGCAGCAACGGCTTTTTCCCGGCGACCTTGGGTTGGAGTACGTCGCCGGATTGCAGGATAAAGAGCTGCCGTGGGGCGTGGCCGCTGCGGTCAATTACGCGCCGCTTCCAAGCGGGCCACAAGACGAAACCACCACCGACGTACTCTGATGCAGCGCGTTGAAAACTGGCCCTTTCTGCTCCACTCATTTTTTGAGAAGCGAGCCGCCATCCCCTTTGCGTGGGGCACGCATGACTGCGCCTTGACCGCTTGCGACTGGATTCACGCCCTCACCGGCATCGACCCCGCCGCCTCGTTGCGCGGGCGCTACCACACCGCGCTGGGCGCGGCCAGGATCATCAAGCGGCACGGCGGCTTGCTCTCCATCGCTGACGATGCCTGTGCACTCAATGGTTGGCCCGCCTGCCCGGTGCTGATGGCACGGCGCGGCGACATTGTAGCCATGGACACGATCCACGGCCCCGCGCTTGGGATCTGCGACGGAGCCCGCGCCGCCTTTCCCGCTGCTGACGGCTTGGCCTATTTCGATTTGAACCAATGCCGGCGCGGCTGGCGCATCGCTTAATATTATGCCTGCCGCAATAGTTCCGATTGCTCTAAAAATTGGTGGTGCTTTCGGCGCGGTTTTTGGCTGGAAAGCCGGTCTGCTTGTCGCGCAGGGAGTCATTGCGCTAGCTTCCGTCAAAGGCCTAATGCTGATCGCGGCCCTTGCCTATTCCTCCGCGCAACAACGAAAAATGAAACGGCGCATGGCCGCGATGCGCAACGAGGGCCGCACATTTACCACCCGCGAGCCTGCCGCTTCCCGCCGCGTGATCTACGGCAAGCAGCGGGCGGGCGGCGTGCTGGTGTTTGCCCACACTTCTGGCACTAAAAGAGAGTTCTTGTACATGGTTATAGCTTTGGCTGGCCACGAAGTCGAGGCGATTGACGAAATCTATATCAGCGATGAGGTGGAAACCTTTGACGGCAGCGGCAACGCGACCGGGCGGCTGGCGGGATTCTGCCGCGTGATCAAACACCTTGGCAGCGCCAGCCAAACCGTGGGCGCGGGCACCATGGCGGTTGAAATTCCCTCCATCTGGACCGCGAACCACCGGCTGCGCGGCGTGGCATGTCTGGAAATCCGACTCAAGTGGGACGTCGATAAATACCCGACCGGCATCCCCAACATCAGCGCCATCGTGCGTGGGAAAAAGCTATACGATCCGCGCAGCACGCTCACTGCCTACAGCGACAACTCCGCGCTGGTCGTGCGTGATTACCTCACAAACACAGTTTACGGCATCGGCGCGTCAACCGGCGAGATCAACGACACCGCCCTTGCCGCCGCCGCCAATATCTGCGACGAACCCATCACGCTGGCGGACGCAACCACCGAAAAACGGTACACCTGTAATGGCATGGTGGATACCGCCACCACGCCCGACGAGACTTTGAGCACCCTGCTCGCGTCGATGGCGGGCATCGCAACTTTCACCGCCGGCAGATGGCGCGTTTTGGCCGGGGCGCACCAAGCGTCATCCGCCACGATCACCACCGACGATCTGCGCGGGTCAATCTCCCTGCAATCTGCATCCAGCCGCCGCGAATCCGCCAACGGGGTGAAGGGCATTTTCCTAGGACCAGACACGCAGTACCAACCGGCTGATTTTCCGCAATATTACAAGATCGTCACCGCGCCCAACATCACGGCAGGCGCACCTTGCACCATCCTTTCCATCGGCACGACCAATTTCACCCTGATCGGCGCGGCCAGCAACACCGTGGGGCTCACCTTCACCGCGACCGGCCCCGGCACCGGCACCGGCACGGTTGACCCGTATTTGGGTTACGACAAAGGCGAGCGCGTTTGGCGCGACATCGAGTTACCGTTTACCGTCACCGCATCCGCCGCGCAACGGCTGGCCAAGATCGAGCTAGAGCTGGCGCGGCAGGATATCACCGTGCGCCTGCCGCTGAAGCTGTCGGGCATTATAGTGCAGGCGGGCGATGTGGTGGCGCTCACCATCGCCCGCTACGGCTGGAGCGGGAAACTATTTACCGTCGAGGATTGGTCCTTCGCCCTGGAGGAGGGCAGCGAGGCCCCGGCGCTCGGCATCGATCTGGTGCTGCGCGAGACTGCCGCCGAAGTGTGGGACTGGACCACGGCGGAGCAAACGACCTTCGACCCGGCACCCGATACCGATCTGCCTGACCCGTGGACTGTCGCCGCGCCCACGTCGTTGACCGTATCAAGCGCCGGCTACATTGAAACCGATGGCACATGGACCCCGCGCCTGCTGCTGGAATGGACCGCCCCCGATGATGAGTTTGTGTTGAGCGGCGGGCTAATCCGCGTACAGTTCAAGAAAGCCGCCGATTCCGATTGGCTGGAGTGGTCGGTGCTGCGCGGCAATCAGGGCGAGGAATACCTGACCGACGTGCTGGCTGGCACGGCTTATGATGTGCGTATCCGCGCCGAGAATACGCTCGGCGTGGCGTCGGCGTGGGTCACCGGCAGCGGCACACCCACCATACGCACCGGCACGCCCGCCACCCCGAGCGGCGGGGCGCTCAGTAACGACGGCGTCAAGCCCAATTTTCTCCCCGGCACAAAAGTCTTCTTGTTTGGCACGCGGGCCACATGGACGCCCAACACGGAAAGCGATTTCTCCCACTACGAAATCAAAGCAACAAATACCAATTCCGACGCTGCCACAGATTACAGTTGGTTGATTGTAACAACCACCACCAGCACCGAATTTTTCCTTTATAATGCAACCTTGGCTGCCGGGTTTGTGCGGGTTCGTGCAATTAACCGTTCCGGCGTTGCATCCGGCTGGGCGGCGCTGGGCAATGCCAACGGCTTTGCGGCCATTGGTACCGGCACCATATCGACCGACAACAAAGACAACACCAGTGTTTCCGGCCTAAAGCAGGGTCTACTTACCGCTTCACTCGTCCGCAAAGTGCTCGCCCGCTATCAAGACTCCGCCACGCCGACTTTGGTTGGCGGCAGTCCCACGGAAAATTTTACCGTCAGTCTTACCGACCGGGGCTTTTCGACCAAGCCCGATCTGGGCGCGATCCAATGCGCCAGCAACGGCGACCTCCTCGCGGCTTACGATTTTGACAACGTCGGCAACAGCAGCACCGCCGCCGTCGTGCGCGTCGTGCATCGGGCGGGCAGCAACATCGGGGCCGGCATCGAACGCTTTTCGGTTGAATTTATCGAATACGATTAATCGCTATGGCCCTTCAAAAAACGATCTCCCTGCCCTCTGGCGTGTCCGGCAACTACATTCGCTTGACCAGCCATCACTGGAGCCGCGCCAGCCGCGAGTCCAGCGCGATCTTTTCGCTCTACTTGAACGCCGCCACCGCCGCGACCTCGCCCCCGCTTGTTCCGGTCATCGCCAAACTGCGCCTGACCGGCACGGCCTTCGATGCCTGGCTCTCTCCCGCTGTCTTGGCATCGGCAGATGGCGACATACTCGCGCAGCTCTACGCCGCCGCCAAGGTCGGCCCGGTTATATCAGATCACGGCAGCAGCGTGTTTGCCGACGCGGATGACGTATAATTTGACGAGTTCGCCCATCCCTGATGGGCAACCCGTTCCTCGGCCTTGATGCTGCGACTCTCGCAACCCTGAAGACTGCCTTCACGGAGGCGCTGTTGGCTGTGGCCAAAAACCAAGCCTACTCGCTCAACGGTCGCAGCCTCACCCGCGCCAACCTCAGCGAGATCAAGACCACCCTCGGCCAAATCGTCGCCGCGCAACAGGCCGCTGATGGCAGCGCGCCCGATTCGACCTTGGTTAGCTTCACCGGACTATGAGCATCCCCGTTAACCCGTCGCAGATCATGTCGTCGTTGCCGTGGTATGAGCGGGCCATTGCCGCCGTCGCCCCGGTCTATGGCAACCAACGCCTGACCGCTCGCGTGCAGCGGCAGCTTTTCGCGTATCAAGGGGCTCGGGCGGATCGCCTCTACGCACCCAAGACCCAAGCCGCCCCGAGCGAAAGCTACCAGACGGCGCGGGATCGCGTGGTGATGATGTACGAGGCGCTGGATCTGGTCGAGAATTTCCCGCCCGCTAAAGCCGCCGTGTCGAAGTTCGCCACGTTCCTCACGCCCAACGAATACGCCCCGACGACCGGTGACCGCGCCTATGACGCCCAAGTGGCCGATTATTTCCACGCGTGGTGCAAGGTGTGCGATGTGACCGGGCGGCATAGTTTCCGCAAAATCGTGCAACTGCTGGCCGAGATGCGCCCGTGCTATGGTGATGCCGGCCTAGTCCTACGCCGCACCCGCGACGGGCTGCGCTTGCAGGTTGTATCCGGCGACCGCATCGGCAACCCCGGCGAAGCCACCGGGCAGTACCCCAACTACCTTTCCGGCGTCGTGGTCGACAACGACGGACGCCCCACCGCTTACCGGGTGTTTCGCGTCACGCAGGCCGGTCAATATATCGACCCCGAGGACATCGCGGCGGCGTCGTTCTGCCACTATTTCGACCCGTTCCGCGCCGATCAATACCGGGGCGTCACCGATTTCCACGCCGTGCTCCGCACCTCGCGGATGTTAAAGGAAATCCTCGACGCCGAGATGGTCGGCGTGCGCTTCGCCTCGCAGCAAGCCGCGCTGGTCTTCAATGAGCGCGGCCAAGCCCAGCCGCGCAACCTATTCCAACCCGGCAACGCCATCCCGCTCGCCAATGGCCAGCAGCCGCAGCAAGAAGAATCACAGATCGGCACGATCAAGTACCTGATGCACGGCGACAAGGTCGAGACGATGCCCGCCCGCCCGTCGTCGGCATTTACCGGATTCGTCGACGAGCTGATGGCCGAGATCGCGCTCGGGCTCGGCGGCTACCCCGGCGGCGTGCTCTGGGGCACCGCTGAATATAAGGGGCCGTCCGTCCGGGCCGAGTTCGCCCAGGCTGACCGGGTCAACCAGCGGCACCAAGGCCTGCTGGAAGACAAAGTGTTGGCCCCCGTCGCCCGCGCCGTGATCCTCGACGCCATCGCCCGTGGCGATCTGCCCGCCCCACCCCGCCAATCCGGCGAGACTGCCGACCGCGC